GTAGAGGTTAATGTAAGCTCTCTTGATTTATCCGGTAAATTAAAGAACTATGTAATGGCAAAATCAGATGCAATTGGTTTTGTTTACAGAGACGAAGAAGGCAATTTAAAAATATCATTTGAAGCATCTGATGAGGTAGAAGCTGGTACTAGATTACAGCACCTTGCAGGTAAAATATTTGATTTTAAATGGTCTGAGATATACAAGACTGCAGTAGGTAAGTAATGATTAAATTCGTATATTGCATTAATAGTAAAACAATTTTAAAGTAAATTTTATGTACAAATTAGTAGAAACACAGAGTAACGCACCAGGCTACACATTGATGAAAGCCGGTGTTAATGAGAATGTTCGTTTAGTAGATGTAACATTCGACGCCCTTAGAAAAGATGGCACAGGAGGTAATTGCATTAGGTTTTATTTCCAAGACGAGGCAGGTGCTAAATTCACACAAACATACATGGAGGTAACATCTCTAGAAAGGTTAAAAGAGTCTGCAAAGAATGCGGCTCAATCAGGTAGAAGCTGGTCTTCAACACCTGAACAACTACACGCCGACTTATTGAGGAATGTAGGAGAATCTTTATACCATATGCTATCTGCGTTTGTACCAAAAGAGAAAGTAAGTATCGGCGGTGCAACTTGGGATGAACTTGGTAAAAATGTATTAAACTTGGTAGGTAATTCTTATGAAAACCTAAAGTTTAAAATCAAATGTGTGTATGACAAGCAAGGAAAGTATTTACAATTTCCTAATCGTCCACTACAGCCTTTTATGGCACCACAAGATAGCGATGTTCAGCTAACAGTCTCTTCTAGAGATAATGTTACAGCTGCAGAGCCTACACCAGAAGCATCTATAAGCACAAAACAAAGTGCTAGTAGCGGTGACTTATGGTAAGATAGAGTCAAATTTTCATTCATAATTAAGGGGTTTAAAGGTATACGTATCTTTGCCCCTTTTTTTATATAAAATAATAAATATGTATAATCTAAATCCAGTAGTAACTAAAGAGTTTATTTTAGGAAATTTAGATCAAGTGCAAATACTCGAACACTATTTAGGAATAAAAGTACAGAAGAAGAAAGTAAGGTCTCCGTTACGTACGGATAATAATCCTTCGTGTTCTTTTTCTGCTAACGGTAATGGTATTATATATTTCAAAGATTGGGCACAGGGATTTACAGGTGATTGGATAAAAGTCATACAATATAAGTATGGTCTAACTTATCAACAATCATTAGATAGATGCGCTGAAGACTTTGGATTAATAAAAATAGGTCTTAGATCTGTTACTCCTATTAACCGTGATTACACAAAGATACAAATTGAACCTACAGAGTCAGTAATACAAATAAAAATTAGATCTTGGGATGTGAACGATAGAGAATATTGGTCAACCTATGGTATAAACAGAGAGACTCTACAGTTATATGATGTGTATCCTTGTGAGATAGTATTCTATAATAGTAAAATAGTATATAACAGAACCAAAAACGATTTAGCATATGCTTATAGATTTGGTCCAGGTAAGTATAAAATATACATGCCTCAGCGTAGTTCATTTAGATGGTTATCTAATTTTACAAGCTGGCAGGGACTAGAACAGTTACCTAATACAGGTGATTGTGTGGTAATAACAAAATCTATGAAAGATGTTATGTGCTTAAGACAATTTGGTATACATGCATGCTCTCCGGCGAGTGAGGTAGCAGAACCTGAAGAGAAGATTCTAGCGGATCTTACTACAAGGTTTCATGATGTGGTTACATTAATGGACTTTGACTATACAGGAATTAAGATGGCTAATAAACTTTATAAGCAGTATAATTTCACACCTCTATTTTTAACTAATGGTAGGTTTGGTACTTATGATTATAAAGCAAAAGACATCTCAGATTTCTATGAGTTAAAAGGACATGATGAGACACAAGCACTGATTAATAATTCTATAATAACGTTAAATAATAAAATATGGCACAGAAATCCTTAGAAATATCTATTCCTTTATTTATAAAGAAAGTAATGATATCCAAAGCACGTAGAATGAAGTATTATAAGAAAGGTGGTAAAATACCTAAAAAATATTCATCCTATGGATTTGATAGTAAAAATAGACTGATTGATAATGATGGTGAATGCGTAGTAGCTAATCCTAGAACAATAGGCAAGCCTAAGTATGTTACCATTAATGGTCAAGCTTTGTATAATGCAAGAATGAGTCCGCACATTAGATCTAAAATAGTTAATGCTGTTAAAGATTCTTTTCTGCCTCACATACAAGGTATAGAACCTATAAAAAATCTACCAGTAAGAATATCATTAAAACTATATGATACTATAAGGCAAGCAAACTGGGATCTTGATAACCAATGGTTATATAACAAGTGTTTCCAGGATTTGATTGCTAAACATGGTATTATACCTGATGATGATATTAAATATATAACAAAAGCAGGAGCACCAGAGTTTTGTCCGGTGGATAATGAACAAGATAGAAAACTAGTTTTTATTATAACTCCAGAAACAAGAGATGAAGTAATCAAACACAAATATTATGATGAATTTTATAGCAACGATTCGTGAAGGTAGAATAATACCAGATGAACCACTAGTTATTAACGATGAACTTAGAAATTTCCACGAAAAAATAGTTAAGATAAGCATAGAGAAAACAAATCAGAGATCAATACCACAAAATAGATATTATTGGGGTGTAGTTGTACACACAATAAAAGAAAGATTCACAGAATTAGGGTATACAAGAACTGACGTGTCGGATCATGGCGTGTCTTCACCATTAACTAGAGATGATGTACATCAATTTCTTAGATCTAATTTTCTAAGAGATGATCTCATTTCTGGAGATGGAGAAATTCTAGGCACTTTATCTAAATCTACTAAGCAGCTGTCAACTGACGAGTTTGTAAAGTATTTAGATAACGTCAAGAACTGGGCTGTTGTCTCATTAGACATTGAGATACCGGACGCAGAGACTAAAATAAAGTATAACATAGAAATAAAAGAAAAGTAATGGGTAAAATGAAACGATTGTTTATTGAAATGCAAGAAGAAGCTGCACAAGAAGCAAGAGATCAGTTTGGTTTGCACATTCCAGAAGAACCTATAATGACTAGCAATAAGATACCGGCAATACAGTGTCCTAATTGTAATGGTGGTTATTTAATGTTTGACTGGAAAACAAGCGAAGCAAATTGTTCCAAATGCGGGCAAGATTTTGTTCATGTAGAAGATAAAACAATAAAATTTAAGTAAAACAATAAAATATGAAATTAGTAAGTAATTCAGATATACAACATGTTGGTACTATAAATAAAAGTATTGACTTTGGTATAGATAAAGAGAATATAGGTGTACTATTTAGAGGATTTTCAGACACTCTATATTCTAATAAAATAGGATCTATTGTACGTGAGCTCACGTCTAACTGCTTTGACTCTCATAGAGAAGCTGGAGTAAAAGACGACGTAGTTATCATATTACAAAATGCAGATCCCTTAACTGGAAAGAATGGTAAGATATGTTTTAAGGATGTAGGCGTAGGTCTAAGCACTGAACGTATCGAAGACATTTATTCCAAGTATTTTTCCTCTACCAAGAGAGAAACTAATAATGAAATTGGTGGTTTTGGTATTGGAGCAAAGAGTCCTCTAGCGTACACAGATATATTTGAAGTTAATACTATATATAACGGTATAGCATATAATTATATTGTACATAGAGGTGAGCAAGTACCTATGATTAAATTAATATCTAGTCAACCTACAGATGAACGTAATGGTACGTCTGTTATATTACCTGTGAAGGCAGGAGACGAAGAGAAGTTTATATCAGAGTGTAGGCATCAACTTAGATTCTTTGATAATATTACATACAAGGGTATGAATATTAACAATAATTATAAGGTATACAGAGGTAAGCATTGGATTGCTTCTCTTCATTCAAAATCAGATCATATTGAGTACAAATTATCTATATGTCTTGGTGGTGTTAGTTATCCTTTAGATACTAACCAGGTTAGATTTGAAGAGTATTACAAAGATTATAGTAATACATCTGTAGCACTGCATTTTGATATAGGTGAAATAGATGTTACTATGTCTCGTGAGAACATAGAATATAATGATAGAACTATAGAAGCTATAAAACAAAAGTATAAACTAGTTTCTGAAGAGCTATGTAGTATGTATGATAAGTCTTGGGCTAAAGTTATAGATTTTAGAGAGTATTTTATTAACACAAAAAAACAGAATAGTTATAATGTTAAGCTCCCTATTAATGATAATTTTGTAGATATGTCATTCTGTAAAGAAGACGCAGGACAAGTTCCTTTTTCTCCTTGGGGTATTCATGTAGATCAAAAACAAGTAGACATGATTCTTAAGACCTATGTAATACATCAAGGTAAAAGAGATATGAAGAAGTATGATAACTATGCTACTAGATTGTTACAACAATACAATCCTGCAGAATACTGGTTTAGAAAACGTGGGAAACTAAACACGTTAAAGAGTAACTATATACACGACGAGTGGTTCGATGATTATAATGAAACATTTGTTTGTGTTGAATTACAAAGTGAACCAGATTGGACAAGCTATACATATACTGACAAAGATGAGGCTAATTATAAAATAGTAAAACCTCTTCTTCTTAAGTATATAATAGATACATGTATAGGTAAGTATGATGACATAGAAGTTCCTGATTCTTACAAACCCGCTTCAAAATCAGCTGTAAAAGCTAAAGTACCTAGAACACAGGTTTGTGCTAGATACACTAGATGGAGAGGAGAGTATGATAGATCAGATTGGACTGATGTAGTTTTTTCTAAACAAAATTATATGTATGATGGTATAGAAAACCTTATTAATCAAGGTCATACTATTATATATAGTAATATGGAAGACGAAGAAACTCTACGTAAACTAGCTTTTGTTATAAATGCTATTCCTGAATGGAGAGCTAAATCTAATGAATATTGTACCATGCATAGAAGTCATATTCATATACATAAGATTGCTAATAGTCATACAAAGCACTATAAAACTCTAGGAGGTATAACTCCTAAAGATTTTATGGTAAAATTCTATAATCAGCTTATGAGTATTTCAATGTGTGATTTATTAGGTGATATGTATAAAGCGCACTCTAAATTGTTTGATCCTATATACGGTGTATTTCCTAAAGATATGGTTTCTATGATGCAACACATTGGGATGTACGATGATAGGTATAGAATGCATGATGAAAGTAATCCTAAGTGGAAAGACTGGACGAGATCTACTTATAATAGTCATGGAAAAATAGAAGCTGATGGAACTCATGTTAAAACTTTGAAAAAGTTATGTGACCAATTTAGTATACCTTATAATACAGAGAATCACGTATTACATTTTGGAGAACATGCACTTCATACAAATAGCTTTTATAAACTATTAAAACAAGTAATAGAAGAGCTTGGATGGATTGATCTGTATTTCAATCTTAACGCTAAGACTCAAAGAGAGTCTGTTATAGATAACAAAGCACTAAGTATTATTAAAGAGATACCTAGTAGAAACTATAGTAAATTAATGTATAAAATCAATAATTATTTTAAAAATGGATAAAAATCAAGTATTTGCAATTCGCAGTGACAAGGCTGTTACTGCGCTAGTTAATGGTGTTAGTTATTACAAAAATGAAGCTAACAAAACAAATGCGCAGTCTCTATATGAGAAAATTAAAACTGTAGCATTAAATCCTACTGATCCGCTTGTAAAGCAATTAGTAGAAGACTTTGACCCGACTCAAAAAGTGTTTGATGCACAGAGTTTGGTTAGAGATGAGATAGGTAATTGGTATTTAAAGGGGTTCACTGAGCCCCTACCAACTAAACTACTTACAAGAATGAAAGAGTTTATAGACAAGGGATTACCTTTGACTCCTCTTGTTAATTTCTGGAAGTTGTTAATGTTGAATCCTGCAGACCATGTTAAGAAAGATCTATATAGTTTTATGGATCAGTATGAGTTTCCTATTACAGACTCTGGTTATTTTATAGCCTACAAATCTGTAAAGAAGACTGAGAAAACATATAAAGCAGTAAATATGTGGGTACCAAAGGAGTATATACAATTAAAAGCATCTGGTAAAGATCCAAAAGATTACACTGTTGTAGATAAGAGAGGTGATTTCTCTATCGTAGAGACTAGTCTTATTACAGACGACAAGGGTAATTTTATTGCTCCAGATCATGTTGCTGGTAATCTGCAAGAGATGTTTGATTCTATAAATAATCTTACAGATGAAACTGTAGAAGCTCCAGAGTTTACCGACTGGCATGGTGGTAGTACACAGATTAGACTAGGTTCTCCTGTTACAATGGATAGATCTCAATGTGATGGAGATCCTAGAAATACCTGTTCTACTGGTTTACATGTTGGTGCTCCAGGATACGTCAAAGGATTTGGCGGAGGTGGAGGTAACGTTTACCTTGCAACTCTAGTTAATCCTATGAATGTAGTAGCAGTTCCCTCTGATTATTCTTATATGAAGATGAGATGCTGTGAATACTATGCATATGGTATTGTAGATTTGACTAACGACGTAACTATTACTACGCCATACTTTGAGTATGACTATAAAACGTGGGAAACAGAGACGTTAGAAGAGCAATTGGCTGAATTTCAAGGTTCTAGAAGTCAAGAAATCGCAGAGAAAGCAAACATTATGAGAGAAAGACTTGTAATGGTTGCATAGATAAGATGATTTATAATCGGGGGGTCTTCGGATCCCCTTTTTATATTTAATAATTAATTAGTATATTGTATAAAGACATGGAGTATTTTAAAGATAAAAGAGTAAGTAATTCTTCCTTAAGTTATATTAACCCAGAGCAAGGAGGAAGCGCAAGAAAGTTTAAAGATTATCTAGATGGAAATCTAGCACATTTAGAAACCCCTTCATTATACCACGGAAGTATGATTCACAAGTTTTTACTAGAGCCTGAAACATTTGCAGTTGCGGATGTAGAAAGACCTAGTGATACTATTGTTAAAATTATGGAGATGGTATATAACATAACAAAAGGGGAAATAGATACAGATATAGACAAACACCATGAATACATATTTGGTTCTGCAAAAGAATTAAATTATGGACAAACATGGAAACCCGATACATTAATCAAAAAGGTTATTGATCAAGGTAAAGAATATTATGATTTCTTATTACGTGCTGACGGTAAAGTATGTATAGATCAGAAAATGGCTGGTATGTTATCAGCTATTAAAGATTCTATAGGTACACATAAAGCAGCAACTAACTTGTTATTTACAGGTGAAGGTGAGAATGAATCAGAATATTTTTGGGGACCTAACAAAGAATATAAATCTAAAATCGACAGGTATCAGAAGACTGGTACTAAAGTCAACCTTATAGATCTCAAAACTACCTCTAAAAGTATAGAGATGTTTAGAGACTCCTTTGAGTATTATCATTATGACAGGCAAATGGCATTCTATGTGGATGCATTGGAAGACAATTTCATGCTTGTTGACAAAGTATATATAATTGCAGTAGAAACAACAGGTTATTATCAAGTAAGAGTGTTCGAGATAAGTAAAAATTTAATAGAAGAAGGTAGAAAAAAATATAAAGATCTACTAGAACGTGTTAAATGGCATCAAGAGCAACAGCTATGGACGGAGTCTCGAGAGAGTTTTGAATCCAAAGGTGTAATACTCTTAAATTGATAAATTATGATAACAAATGAGGAAAAAAAGCGATACTTAAATAAATCTAATCAAACATTAAATAAGATTAAAACAAGTATCAAAAAACACAAAGACAATGATAATATAGCCGGTCCTTTTTATAAGGATGGCTGTATTATTTATTGTAGTAAAAATAGATTAGAAGAAGTCAAAAGTAAATACAAATTAGATGAACAGTAAAGAATTCAAAAAAAGTACACAACAGTTAAAAAAGTTAGCTGACGGCATAATGAATGCTAAACAACCAGAGTATACTAATAATAATACAGATATACTATACAACTTTAAATCAACAGCAGAAAGCATAGGGATTGAACCTATGGAAGTATGGGCAGTATTTTTTCATAAACATGTACAAGCAATATTATCACATGCGCATAACCCAGAGATGCATGAAGCAGAACCTATAGAAAGTAGATATGCTGATGCAACAAATTATTTAAATTTAGGATATGCATTAATGAAAGAACGTGATTGTAAAGTAGAGATTATAGGTAGAGCAGCAAATTCAGTAGGTGAATCATATGATCCACAATTTGATAATTATGAAGTACAACCAGGTGATGCAGGAACTGAAGGAGCTTACTTGAGAAGAATAAAAGATTTAAATAATAAGAATTGTAAAGATGAAGCTAAAAGAGGTAAATCTAAAGGTCGCAACAGCGAATAAAAATATAATATCATTACAAGATATAGAAGCCTGTATGTTAAGAATAACAGGTTATGATATGAAAGAAAGAAATAGAAGCAGAGTTTTTGTTAATGCAAGAGCTTTATTCTATTATTTAGCTTCTAACTATACCGCTTGTAATCTATCAGAAATATCAAGATATGTAGGCATGAATCATGCAAGTGTCCTATACCATTTGAAACATGCTCCTTATACTATTCCACAAGATCCAGAACTACAAGTATGGTATGATTATATTACTGCTTATTTAAACGAGTTGTTACAAAATAAAACAATAGAATCGAGAGAAATAGCAGGAATAGATACTATGAATGTACTAGAAAAAGTAGAATTTCTTTTAGAAAGGGTATCAAAGTTAGAATTAGAGGTCCATAATTTAAAATATGTAGAAAATGAGCATCAAAACGAAGAAGTACAAATTGATATACAAGGAACAGTATAGCGAAAGCCATCCTGTTTCAGAAGATTATGTAATATTAGAGACTGAAGACATTCAATGGAGTGTAGATCAGTTTATTAGAAACAGATATATAACAGAATATAAAATAATAGCATTAAATGAAAAAGAATAATTTAGAAATAAAAGACCAACATAAAAACACGTTGGTTATAGAAAAAAAATCTCCTTATCAAGTATTTATAAAACAAGCCGATGAAGATCGTACTCGTATGGTTGGTTATTTAGAACCAGATCAAGACGGAACTTTTACTTATAAAAAACATGAGAAAGAAGAGGATATATATAGAAAAACAAAAGCATGGAGTATACATGCTAGAATTTTAGATTTTGCACAACGTATAGAATATACAACTAATAGAGCTATATACACTATAAACACTATAGACGCTAAAACCAGATCAGGTAGAATGCTATACAAAAATGCAAGCTATACAAAAAAAGTTTATGTCCCGGTTAAATACTGGAACATAGAATTTAAAGAGCCTAAAGATCAAAAGCTATGTGATAAATTAGGATACGAATGGTGGTCTGAATTAAGATCTATATTTAATACAGCTAAGATGTTACAACTTAGTATGTTTTTAAAAGATAGATATAAACAGACAACAGTCTATCCCCCGGTTAACGAGATATTTAATGCTTTTAGACATTGTAATTTGTTAGATACTAATGCAGTTATAATAGGACAAGACCCTTATCATGACGGCAGTGCGCATGGTTTAGCCTTTTCAATAAGAGAGGGACAAAGAAAAATACCACCTTCTTTAAGAAATATACTTAAGGAAGTACAAGACGATGTTTATACAAATACCTTTGCATTTAAATCCGCTCATAGTCCTACTCTTACAAGATGGACAACACAAGGTGTATTATTATTAAACAGAGCTCTTACTGTTGAAGCAGGTAAGCCTAATTCACATAAGAAACAGTGGGATGGTTTTGTAGAAATAGTAGTAAATTTACTAATAGCGTTCAAAAAGAAAAGAAATGAACCTATAGTATTTATTTTGTGGGGTAAAGACGCACAGACCTGTGTACAGGAAGACAGTTCAGATCTTGTACATATAATAAAAGCACCGCATCCTGCTTCTGAAGCTTATACCGGTGGGAAGTCTGGGTTCTTCGGGTCAAAACCCTTTACAAAGTGTAATACGTTTTTAGAAAAATATAACCTATCTATAAATTGGTAATTATAGAGTGGGTAACTAGATTTTGGTCATTATAGAATAACTTGGTCGTCATCTATAATGCTGGTTACTCACTCTTTTTTATTTTCTAGCAACCATTACAAAAAGGACAGTTGAAATCGCAATCCATAATTATAAAATTTAAAAGTTATCGTTCAGTTATCATTAAGAAATTTCTTAATGCAGTTTCTGGGTCTGTCTGTAATCCACTGATTCCTAGCCACTGTAAGGCACGTACTTTAAGTTTGTTTTCACCTTTTTCCCACGGACCTGAGTCTCTTTGATATTCTTCCGTAGGTGCTCCAATTTGATTTAACAACTTCATAGTTCTTTCTATACTAGTTGTCATAGCTGTCGGAGATCTTAATATTCTAAGAAATTCTCCAGCTGCTGTTGGTGTAGGAGCAAAAGCCATTATTTCAGCTTTAGTAGTAGTTAATAAATATAATAAATAATATGCAGGTACACTAATTTCTTCATCGTCATCGTCTTGCATACTCATTAATATACTAACAAGAGACGATAATATAGCTAATAGTGTAATTTCATGCATAGTTTTCATAACAGCCTCTTTGTCTTGAGGAGTAAGCATGCTTCTTCTTTTAGTATCTAAAGCTCTTTTTATTAGATCACTTTCCGCACTAGTCTTCCAGGCATTCCACATGTTAGATATAGCTCTTCTATAAAATCCACCATCCGGTTCTCCTTTCTCATGATTAACAAAATCAACTCTCCATCTATTCATTACTGTAGGTATGAGGAATTTTCTAAATAATTCTATCATTCTACCTGCAGCTGTCTGTGACAATACAGATTTGTCTATAGATTTATAATTACCATTTAATCTTCTGTTCATTTCTGCTATCTCCAATGTAGTAGTTCTAATAATTTCTTGAGCTGTTTTCTTTTCTGCAGCTGTACCTTTAAATTCAAACTTACCTGTTTTTTTATCTACTTTGAATGCATCATATAATCCTACCTCTTCACCATTTACAACTACTTTTCGTTTTTTAAGCAATGCAATAGCCGCTGCTCCTTGAGCTGCAACCTCTCCTATATGATAATTTATTAATAAGTTATCTGGATTTAATAATGTTTGTCTTAATAAAGTATTACCTGTAGTTTGTTTACCAGAAGCAAAATCATCAAACTCTCCTTGTATAGCATCAAAGTATAATAACAATTGACCTAGATAACTTTTGTTGCCTAATTTTTGATATTTATCATCGAACAATGCTTTCATATTAGTAGGACTAACCATAGCTTTGTGTCCATCCAAAAACTCTGTTAATGATATTTTTCCTTTGTTTGCTCGTGCTGCTCCGGCTTCTATACCTTGTTGCCAGACAGCTGTTAAAAAGTTTCTTGACCCTTTTAAGAAATCTAATCCTAAAGTTGTTATAGCTGTATATCCTAAAATATTATCGACTATTTTATCTATCTGTATATTTGTACCAGGTAGCATTGTAACGTTTTTAGTTTTACCTAATAACACCATTTCAATATATTTTTCTAATCTTTTAGCTACATAACTCTCTCCTTGTTTTATACTTGCTATTTTTCTACCAAGTTTATTGATACCTATAACATCAGGTTTTGTAGGATCTATAATTCTATTTTGATTATAAGTATCTCTTAACATATATGCTAACTTAAGAACTTCATTGTTTTGTTCTGTTCTTAATGCTGCATTTGAAAATACCATTAAAGATCCTTTTATATCTAGAGATACTTCATCTGCATCTATATCTTCCATAAAATACACAGGAGCATAGTTTCTAGTTTGATTTTGCATAGCTGCATATCCATATACAAATGCATCATCTTCATCTACTCTAAATAATCTCTTCCATTCTTCTTTTACACCTTCTATTCCTTTTTTGTCAAGTATTCTATCATAGAAACCTTTTCGTAGAGATGGTAACGTCATATCTACGGTTTGTTTTTTATACACTTTTGCTAGTGCATCTCTATAGATCTCTGTGAACTTAGCATGCGCTTCTCCAATTTTATTTTTAGGTTTATCTGTCTTATCATATAAGTTAGACCATTTTTT